ACCGTGGCTTTTCTACATAAGCCCCGTGACATTATGCGAAGTTGCTATTATGTTTTATCTATCCTGTTTCTTATTCTCAATATCGGTTTTGAACGCTTTTATAAACCCGATTATCGGCTTGTTTGAATAGACATGATCCACTACTTTCTTGAACCAATATGGACGAAACACTAAAACATAGATAGCAGTTAAAGCCGTAATCGGTATTGGCAGTATTTCAAGTAGGATAAGAAGCAGCAATCCAAGCAAGCAAAGAAAACGGGTTAGATAGTAGTTTTTTAATGGGGGAATTTTCAAGTAATGTCTCACACATTAGCGTGGGTTAGTTTGGTTAATTATTAACTAAAAATCATCAATAGAACAATCTATGTTACATAGGTAAGATGGATAACACCCCTAAACAGGGTTTCGGGTGGTTTAAGGTGGTTAAGCTTCGCTGGTTTTGCTAGGGTTTTTGATTCTGAATGGCTTCCGCCTTCCAGACCTGCCCCTAAGTGTCGAATTCTCTATCTATAAAAAAAGTCATGATAGCCGTGCATTAAAATTATCAATAGTGCGCTACGCCAAAAAAACCGCCATCGATCATGGATTGATAGGCGGTATTTTTTTGAATGTTAATTTGTGATGGATTGGCGTAGGTAGACGGTTTTTTTGCTATTGACAATTTTAAGGCTGACCGCTGGGTGGTTTCTTTTTTAAAGATAGAGAGAACCGCCATGTGTAAAGAAGAAAACACCAACCTAGTGCAAAGAGTTAACGCAGACCGACGATATAAAATTGAAAAGTTAGTAGATGAAGCGAGCGTGTTACACGAAAGGTTATTTCAAAAGTGTGAATCATTGGATATGTTCGAGCAGAATGCAGAGTATAAAAAAGCAGACCGGATTTACTACAAATCGCTAAAAAGGAATAACAGACGGCTTAACAGAATGTTGAATGAAAGAACTGATTTGATTTAAGGGCTTTGCCCTAGATAACCGGCTCACAGAGCCGGTTTTTTTTGGTTTGTTAGTGATGGCCTTATTGCTTTAAAGCAATAGCCATATCAAAGATAAAAGCTAGCTACGTTACGCTTTTTTGTTTTTGAAGGTTGCGCTTCGCTAATGCGCGTTGCGCAGAACCACCGCGATACTTTCAAGGCGCGCGGACTTCATTGATTCAAAAGACTAAGAATGTGATCCGGTGTGGCATATTGCCGATTGAGAACTAAACCGTTAAAGCATAAAAGCCAGTCAATTTGCTGCAATGACTTGTTGCCCAGATTGGGCAATTTTTTTAAATCAGAAACGTGAATTTGTGCCAATAGTTGAATATCGTTAATACCATACCACCTAAAAACATTTTGAAGACGTGGCGGTAAATCGGTTATGACTTGATAATCGGTGATCATAATTTAGTTCGGTGGAAGTTTTAGGGAGTAGATTGGTGGTGATTGGCCGCGCCGGTGGGCTTCAGTTCCGCTAACGCTGCACTTTCGCCCTCGGACGCGGCCAAAAGAACCGGATTAGGTAAACAATTGTTACTTTTATAGTAACCAGGAGCAAGTAAAACGGTGGCGCATTTTTGAAAAACTTCATGAGTGCATGAAATAGAAAAGGTTTGACCAGTAGCGTTTTTTAAGACGAATTCGCAAGATTTGGAGCGGGTAAAGGTAAAACCAAGGCTTTGTAAATATTGGGGCGGTACAGTAAAGATTTTGTTATCCCTAAACACATGAACAGCTTTTAAAACCTCGTCTTTAAATTCAGCAACGGCCAGCGGGATTAAAGCAGGTGCAGAGCTAACCGGCTCAGCATGAACATGGTCAGGTAAAACGTCAGGCACTTCAGAAGAAACCGAAACAGGAACCGGCGCGGGGTTTTGATTAATGGATGGTTGAGGAATAGAGACAGGCGCGACCGTGGGCGCAGTTGCTGAGGAGCTGAAGAACTTTTTAAATCCCATGTAGAAGAAAGAGCTTGACGATAAAAGTAAGATAAACAGAATGAGCCTAAGCTTTGGGTCAGAGAATATAGAGGTTTTAACAGCCGTTGTGGAATGTTCGCCCGTGACGGTGGAATCGTAGCAGCTAAAGACGCGTTCATCGGCTTGGTACTGCTTTGGCTGACCTGTAGCGTGGGTTTTTGCAAGCCCTGAGTCTTGGGCGTGGTGTTCCTGTTCGAGCCAGAGGTTTTTGAATCGCTTGGGGAACCAGAGCTGTAAGATTTTGGGTATCTTGTCTTGTAAGGATTTGTGGTAAAAGGCATTAGCGGCAACCTGTCGAATATCAGATTTAATTTTGGCAATGGATGGCGTACTTAGCAAAATATCCCAGTTGTAATGGCGTTGCATATCGTAAGCGGTGAATACATCTTCCGGCCGGTCTTCAGTGGGGTCAACTTGGACACCGTCCGGAATATAGTTTTTATCTAACGATTCCAGGGTAAAGTCACGGCGGTTCGGATAAATCCGTTGTGCTTCGTCGATCACGATCAACGCGCCCAAGGGTGCCCATTGATAAAACGCGGCCATTGATAGCCGGTTGGCTTTTAAGTCGGTATCCAGGAAAGCTAAAACGGCTGATTCTGGGAAGGTTTCGCCCAGAGCATCAGAAAAGCGTTGAAGGGAATTGACGCCGCGAATGTTAGTAATCACCACCCTTCCCTCGCGTAAAGCCGGAATGATGAAGCGCTGAACCAGCGAAAAGGATTTAAACGATCCAGGCTCGCCATGATGTATGGAAGTCGCCATTTAGAAACCGTAAAAGCGCATGACATACTTAGAAACGTAAGCGGTAAAGACAATGTTAACGGATTCTGGAATCCGGCAAGCCGTCAGGAAGTATGAAAGCCGCGCATCAAAACCGGCAATAGCCGCGTTTAATTTCTCAGTAAAACCAAAGCCGGTAATGATGTCTTTAGCCACATCCCACGAGAACTGCATAAACCAAATCTTAAAATGAATGAATTCAATGGTGGCCGTGACCAGGAACCAGGAGGCAAAGCTTTTTAACAAATCGTAAAGCCCCGAAGTGATAAAAGCCCCGATAGAGTCAAAAAAAGTAACGAGGGTGTTATAAATGGTAACTAAAGAATCCATGTGGTTAACCTAAGATAATTTCAACGGAACGGTACAAGGCGAGAAAATAAATAATCCCCCCGATATACGTAAAAAACTGGAGTAAATAAGTCGAGTTGGTATCGATTGAATGGCCGTAAATATCCATGATATGAATAGGTTCAAAGGAACCGGCAGACATGGAGCCAAAAGAAACAAGCCCAGTAACATCCGTTTTAACCGAATTGAAAGCGGTTTGAAATTCGGTTTTTGCCGTAACTAACGCGGCTTGCTGTGTAGCCAGGTCAAATGTACCAGCGGTAAAAGTGCCAGGCACTTTGACACCACCGGAACAGTTTTGCAGCGGAAAGCCTTTTTTATCCAAAACAGGATTGCCGTCAGCATCCAGCACCGGTGTGCAAGTTTGCGGAACATCTTTTATAAAGTGGTTGAGCGTTTCGGCATCATCAAAGAGGGAGCTTAAATGCTGATCAATGCCAAGCAGTTGATTTGAATAGTCTGGCGATTGGCCGCCGCCCTGCCCTTGGTTGTAATAATTATTTGTGGTTGAGTTGTCAATGTTTCCAGGCGTTGGGGCGTGGCCTTCATAATCAGCACAAGCAGGTAATCCAAGCACACCAAATTGACCACTAAGGGCGTAAGGGTCGCACGCTTGCTCACCAGCCGCGTGCGTTGGTGGATTGGTTTTAATGCCGTCATTTTTAAAACCGAGTAGATAACCGGCAATCGAGTCTAAGGTTTGATTAGCGCGGGTAAAGTCGGCATGTTGCGCCAGGGTAGAAAAGCCATTAAGTAAGCCGGTTAAGTCGGTATGTGATTGTTGCCGGAAGGATTCAACACCTTGATTAATTTGGCCGAGTAGAGATTGTGATGAATCAGAAAATAAGTGATTTTTGATTAAACTAAGGAGATTAGCGGTTTCAGCGGTATTGTTAACGATGCTTGAAAAAGCGTTAGTCGTTTCGACAGGCGCACAATTATCAATAGATGGAATTTGGGAGCCTGTACAGGTGGGGTAATTGGCTTGTGCCTGTGTCATGCAAGTATTGGTTATGGTGTCATAAATAGGCGTAGAGCCGGTACAAGTAGGGACATCAACCCATTTACATAAATTGGTGACAGAATCATAAGCTTGATTGCCAGGGCAATTAGGCAAGGTAATGCAAGAATTAGATAAAGAGTCGTAAACTTGGGGAGCGTTGCAAGTGGGTGGCGTGGGCGGTATAAGCTGACAGCTATCTGTGTAACTGGCACGGGTTTGGTCGGGTGGACAATCATGATTACCACAGCCGCCAAACCCATCAGGATAATAGCCCGCCGGACAGGAAGCGAAAGCAAAAGAACTAAAAAAGGAAAACGCTAAAAATAGTAGTTTCATGGTCTTGAACCTTGAAAAATGGGCGGGGCGATCAATCCCGCCGATTTTATGCAGAACCCGCTTGAAAACTGGCTATAAACGTAAAGAGGTAAACAGACGCTAAAAGCAGTGTAAAAAACATGTTCGAAAACTGGCTTATTTACGCAATAAGCCAATAATCAAAGAAACACCCGTGACGATAGCAACCAAGGTGATCACACCACCAACCGCTAATTGCACGTTTGCACTGGCACCAGTAAAAGCGCCGGTGATTGTGGCGGCAGTATCGGCAAAAGCGGCTGAAATAGCGGCAACTGAAAGACCTAAACCAGCAAGAAGTTTTTTGAAAAATTTATACATGGTGTAATCCTCTAAAGATAATTAAAAATAAAGCTTAACGCTTCAGGAGTTTTACAATCAGGCCAGTGGAGACACCCACGGCCATGACTGCGAGAACCTGACCGATGACAGCATCGAACAGGGGGGCATCAAACAGGAAGAACGTATTTAAAGTGGTCGTTAATCCTGTTATGAAATCGGTGGTACTAGAAGCCAAGGCGCCAACGGTGGGACAGGTTGGAAAATTAACTTGGTTTACATACGTTGAAACGGTTGTGGTGGTGAAAGGAACCGTGCTAAAAGTCATCTTTACCGCGTTTGGATTGGTAGCAATGATTGCGTAAGAAGCCGCCGAATAAGTCGCCGTGCCGGAAACAAAAAAACTGTTAGACATGAAAGCGTTGACCGCATCAGAAAGAACCGGATAACAGTAGTTTTGATAAAGGAATCCGGCGGCCATTTTTATTTAACCTGTTTAGCGTTGCCGAATAGGCCACCGGTAGGCTTTTCGGGTTCGTCAGTTGCAATAACAGCATGAACATCGGTATTTTTTGAAAAGCCGGTAATAATGTTGCGCCCTTCCCTATCCAGTGCCGTTTCGACATCAAAATAGACGGGCACATCGACAAATTGACGATCAAAAGTCGTTTTAAATTCAGGGAAAAAACCCGTTGAAACACCTAATTCAACGGGTGAAAAACCGGCACCGTGAGATTGAAAATTCTTGTTATCGACATCTTGAAAAGGCGTAAGAACAACAGCGCGAGGGATTGAATAAGGGGTTTGGTTAGCTTTAGATAAGCCAGTGTTGTTAAAAACGGCAGCGACTAAGATTTTCATTAAACGGTATCCTCAGATTTAAAAAATGGGTGCAGGGCTTGTGGGGGTATATATAGGAGTGATGCAGTCAAACGCGGCCTGCTAGTTTCGCGGACTTTTTCCCAATCGACCCGCGCATAGTACAAACGCGGGGCGGGTGGTTCGAGGTGGCTTTTATCTGCGGATTCGAGAGCCGATTGAGCAGCAAACCTAATTTTTTGAGCGGGTGAAAGTGCCATAATTAAGCAGCCACCAAGCCGAGTTCGTAAGCCCAAGACGGTATTTCAACGGGTTTTGCTTCGATGATGCGCATCAAAGGCACAACGTTGTTGTGTTCAGGCGTCAGGCAGGTTGAATTAATATCAATGCCAAGCAAAAGCAATTCACGTCTATGACGGTAAAACGTATTGCGAGCTAAAGTGTCGCGAAGATTAACGCCCTGTTTCCAAAGAATGTAAGAACCGCGAAGTTTTGAAGGCAAATTCAAAAGTTGTTCATCTAATAAAGTCGCTTGAGTGGTCATGTTGATTTTCCCCAAATAAGTATTAAATAAGTTTTCCAGCACGGCAGGGGTTAATTGGTAGCCGTGGGTTATTCCATATTTTTCAAGTTCCTTTGAAAAGATACGCAGTTCGGCGCGTAGCTTGCCTTCAATAAATTGTTCTAAGCCCAAGTTTTGAAGGGTATCCGGTAATAAGTGGGTTTTGCCTTTGGCGGTCATTTCACGCAATTTGTTGTAAAACTTGAAAGCCCAACGGCGTGAAGTTTTGCCAAGATAAACCGTGCCTTTGTCGCGTGAACTGCGACCGTGGCGAGATTGGGCGCGCATATGTGCGGCATGTAGCCAGCTTTCGACACTTTGATCATTACCAACGTCGTAAAGCTGATTGATGTCGATCATCTTGACTTTGTAATCACCATTTTTAATTTTTTGTTCAGTCAATACGGGTGAAGAACAACCGCTTAAATGATCAAAATGCAGTTCGTAGATTTTACGGAAAGACAAAAGCAATAAGGTGTTGAGGTCACGAGAGCCAAACACATTGTGACCTTGCAAGAATTTGCAGAGGTTGCCATCGATCATTAAAGAAGTGGCGCGCCCTGCTCCATTGCCGCCAGTTGATTTGATTTTTAGACTGGTTTCATGACTTGAGCGGCAATCGATAGACTTAACGCATTCCCAGGCAATAGAACCATCAGAATCAATGGAAAGCACCCTACCCGCTGGGATAGGATCATGGAGAAAATCCACTTCGCCACGAAACCAATCAATCATAAAAATTATGACCATCTGGAATCAGGCACCCAAGGACGCCATTCATTCGAAGGCGGTAAAGTAGGAGTCTCTTTTTCTTCGAAAAGCGCCGGAAATTCGAGGGCTAAGTCGTGTAGAGACCGAGGCCAAGGGGAAGAAAAAGAGATGTTGAGTAAACCGTCATGAGTAGCGGTTAAGAATCCGGTATTTACCATAATTAGCCCGAAAAAAAATAATATTTAGAATCTAAGAAATTAGAATTTGGGCTGAATATAAATTCTAAGAAATTAGTTGTCAAGTTATTAGATTAAGTTTTCTAAAATCTAAGCTATAGTGTTAAAAAGTTAAAAATTGAGTTAAATAAAGAAATGCCAACAAAACATATAGACGACAAGACATGGAGGAAAGTAGAGGAATGGACAGTTAAGGCCGTAGTGCGAACACAAAAACCGATAAAAGAAGGTGATGTGCTGCACTTCTTAATAAAAAGAGGACTCGAAGGGCTAAAAGTAGAAGATTTGGAAGATATAAAAAGGTAGAAAATACCAAAAATGGTACAAAAGGACAGTACTACTTACCCCTGTCCTTCTTTTTGGCGCGTTGTTGAGAATGATTTTTAAATAAAAATAAGTTACTGTAACAACGTAAAAGTTATGAAGAGGTATATATCATCCGTAACGGGAAGATATATAGAAGCCATATAACCACAATTTTAGACCTTTGAAAGGCGAGTGTTCACTCATCATCTAGTTTCCCGTACACCAAGGAGAAAAAATGACATCAAATCAGAACGAACAAATAAAACTTATGGGTCGTCAGCTATACGCTGAGATGCGGAATGCATTTGACTACTCACCAGTAATAATGACTGCAATGCGTGAACACCAAGAAATTGATGTAGAAAAAGCAAAAGAATTGCTTGACGCGCTATTTCAATGGCTATCAGTTGTTCCTCTTGCCACTATAGACGAACCATTACAAATGTTGGAGGGTGTTGACCCTCTTTGGCACGCGTTCATACTAAACACAAAAATGTATCGTGAGTTTTGCCAACGATTCTTTGGCGAGTTCCTTGATCACGACCCAATGGATCCAATCAACTCAACTCTTCCAAAAAAACGCTACGCCAAATTTACTTTAGCTTTACTAGAGAAAGAATTCGGTACAGAAGTACACCCGACGCTTCAGGACTTAATAAAAAAAGTTCAATGCTGCATGGGTGCTTGTGGTGATTAGCTGTCACGATTATCAATGGTCTAACATTAAGCTCAAATGAGACACGACTTTTCGTATCAGTAATATAAGGTTAACAACCTCGCATAATGGGGTTTATGCAAAAAAGCCACGGTGTGATTCATTTTACACCGTGGCTTTTCTACATAAGCCCCGTGACATTATGCGAAGTTGTTATGTAGGGTTAATTGCTGCGATTGTCCGAGGTTGATGGCTATGTTGTGGATAATACGACTTGTGCTAATTGGAGAAATTAACTATAAAGGCTAGCATAAAT